TGATATTGCAGATGTGAATATAGCGCACTATAGAAATAGTGCTGACTATGAAGAATCCTGCTTTATCACAGGACAACCATCACTTTTTATTACCCACTCACTTAGCCCAGAACAATGGCTAGAATATAATCCTATGGGAGTAAAGCTAGGCAGTCGTGAAGGTCATGTCTTAGGTGAAACAGGTTCAGCTACCTTATTACAAGCCAATCCTAATAGCCTTGTCCTAGAAGCCATGAAAGCCAAAGAATCTGCAATGGTAATGATAGGTGCTAGGATTATCACAGACAGAGGTAATAACGAGACAGCAGAAGGCGCAAGAATACGATTTGCTAGTGAGAATTCTGTATTAGGTGATTTGGTGCATAACTTATCTGAAGCCATAGAAATATGTATTGAATGGTGTGGTGAGTTTATGGGTGTACCTATAGATGATATTGAGTTTGACTTGAATGATGAGTTTTACGATAAGAGTGTTGACCCACAATTAATCATGTCTATGATTCAATTACTAGACAGAGATATTATCGGTGAGGCAGATATCTTTGACAGACTTAAATCAGGTGGCATAATTGATGCAGAGCGTACATTAGAAATGGTAAAAGAGGAGAGAGGATTAGCCAATCCTTTAGTCTGATATGGCAAAAGACCCACGATTAGAGCGTTATAATCTAGCAGGCTATAACAAGCCCAAACGCACTCCTAAACATCCTGAGAAAAGCCATGTTGTCTTAGCTAAATCAGGAGATGAAGTTAAACTAATTAGGTTTGGTCAACAGGGTGTATCTGGTAGCCCAGCTAAACAAGGTGAGAGTAAAGCAGATAAAGCTAGACGAGCATCATTTAAGGCAAGACACGCAAAGAATATAGCTAAAGGCAAAATGTCAGCAGCTTATTGGTCTGACAAAGTAAAATGGTGATATGGCAAATAGTAACGAATTACTTAAAGATGCATTAATACGCCATCAAATATTTATACAACGATATGCAAGGGGTAGAGAACAGCAAGCAATAGAAACTATTAATCGTATTATGCAAACGATTGAGGGTAGGCTTACCGGTAATTTAACAGAGTTAAGTAAAGCCAGACTAGATACTTTATTACTAGACCTCAGACAATTATCCAATGGTCTGTATAAAGAGATGGCTGATGAGATTATGGATGAACTCATTGACTTTACCGATTATGAAGTTGGTTTTACTAAACGAATGTTAGATAGAGTAACAGCAGGAGAAACAGCATTACCTGCACCAGAACAAATACAGTCGGCTATTTATAGCAATGTGATGAAACTAGAACCCACTAAGAACTACACGATTGGTCAGGCACTAGGACAATTTGCTGCAAAGAAAGCAACACAAATAACACAAACGATAACTGATGGTGTCATATTAGGAGATACAACGCCAACTATTATTCAATCACTAAGAAATATGTTTGGTTTGCAGCGCAATCAAGCATCTACATTAGCTAGGACAATTACTAACTTTGTTGCTATGAGAGCAAGAGAAGCTACATTTAAAGAGAATGAAGATATATTTGATGGCTATGAATGGGTGGCTACATTAGATGGCAGAACTTCATTAATATGTGCAAGCAGAGATGGCATGGTTTATCCATTTGGTGATGACCCTATTAAGAACCCTAAACCACCTGCACATTTTAGTTGTAGGTCAACGATTGTACCGACAATAAAATCACAATTTAATATATTCCAAAAAGGTGATGCAGATAGACCCTTTAGAGCTGAAGGGCAAAAAGGTACTGTATCAGCAGACATTAATTATGAGCAATGGCTTCGACAACAATCAGAGCCATTTCAGCAAGAGGTGCTAGGAAGCACAAAGGCTCGACTATTTCGTGAGGGCAATCTAAACCTGAGTAGATTTGTTGACCAGGCTGGTCGCAACTACACTATAGATGAACTACGAAACTTAGAACCTATGACTTTTGAGGAATTAGGACTTTAACAACGCTACAGAGTAGCAACTTGCAAACTAGAGGTGAGCATGGATATATTAAATACAATAGAAATAGATGACGAAACTAAAACTAAACTAAAAGATGCTTTTGATAAGGAGTTTAATGTTAAGCTAGATGAGTCCGTTAAAGGGCTTAAATCTAAGAATGATGAACTCCTTGCTGAGAAGCAGAAATGGTTAAAGGAACGAGATGAAGCACAGCAAAAAGAAGAAGAAGCGAGGCTATTAGCCCAGAAGCAAGCTGAAGATAAAGCTAAAGCAGAGAACGATTACAAACAACTCTTTGAGTCGCAGAAATCAGAAGCCGAACAGCTTAAGAATCAGCTTAGCCAATTCCAAGAGAATATCAGATTACAAAAAGTACAATCTGAGGCATCTAAACTTGCATCAACATTGACTAAAGATGTAAATAAGGCGAAAATACTAGAACAACAATTTCGCCAGAGGCTACAGATTGTTGATAACGAATTAAGGGTTGTTGATGATAGAGGTCAACTCACAGTCGCAACTCTTAACGAATTGACGAACACAATCAAAGAATCTTATCCATTCCTGGTTGATGGTAGTCAAGCCACAGGTGGTAGTGCCACACGCTCACAAGGCAGGGCTGATGTGAGTAAAAGAGAAATCACTCGAACTGAATTTGATGGTTTAAGTCAAAATGACCGAGCCAAATACCTTCGTGAGGGTGGTAAAATTGTTAACGCATAATATATAGGAAACTTAAAATGGCAAATACACTTACAAGTTTAGCAGGCGATATTTATAAGGCTGCTGATGTTGTGGGTAGAGAACTTGTTGGCTTTATCCCTGCATCAACCATTAACGCTAATGGCTCAGAAAGAGTTGCCAAAGGCGATACAGTAAGGGCTTCCTTCACTAGAACTGCTTCACCTACCAACGTATCTGAAAGCATGACTATTCCTGAAGGAACAGACCAAACTGTAGATAACAAAACACTTTCAATCTCTAATGCTCGTGCAGTACAAATCCCATACACAGGAGAAGATGTCAGACACCTAAATAATGGTATCGGCTATGAAACTGTTTATGGCGACCAAATTGCTCAAGCAATGAGAGCATTGTGTAACGAAATCGAAGAAGATTTAGCACAAGCTGCTTATCAAGGTGCTTCACGCGCTCATGGTACAGCAGGTACTACTCCATTTGCTTCTACACTAGAAGATGGCGCACAAATCCTCAAAATCCTTGAGGATAATGGTATGCCTTCAGATGGACAAGTATCATTAGTGCTTGGAACAACTGCTGGTGTTAACCTTAGAAAACTTACTCAGTTAACTAAAGTTAATGAAGCAGGTGACTCTAACCTTCTTAGACAAGGTATCTTAGGCGATATCTTTGGCATGAATGTCAGACAATCAGCTAAAGTACAATCACACACTAAAGGTACAGGCGCATCCTATCTACTTAACGATGCTTCATCAGCAATTGGTGATACATCAATCGCAGTAGATGGTGGTTCAGGTACTATCTTAGCTGGTGATATTATTACCTTTGCAGGTACTTCAGATAAATATGTAGTAAATACAGCATTATCTGGTGGTGTACTTTCAATCGGTTCACCTGGACTATTAGTCGCAGAAGCCGATGATGATGCAATCACAGTAGGTAATAGCTATACAGCAAACGTGGCTTTCCACAGAGCTGCACTAGAATTAGCTGTACGCGCACCTGCTGTCCCAGAAGGTGGCGATGCTGCTGATGATGCTATGACTATAGTTGACCCACATTCAGGTCTCGTATTCGAGGTCAGAATGTACAGAGGCTACAGAAAGAGCATGATTGAAGTAGCTGCTTCATGGGGTGTTAAAGCATGGAAGCCTGACTTCATTGCAACACTTCTTGGTTAGTATTAACCTATACGAGAGGGCTGAAATATGCCCTCTCACAACCTTGAGGATTTAAATGGCATTAGTAGTAGAAGATGGTTCAAATGTAAGTGGCGCAAACACTTATGTAACACTTGCTGAGTTTAAGGCTTGGGCAGATGAGCGTGGGATTACCTACGATAATGATGCAGCATTAACTAAGCATATCTACAGAGCTATGGATTTTATAGAAAGGCAGAACTTTCAAGGCAGAAAAGCTAATGAGACACAACCTTTACAATTTCCTAGAACTGATGTCATTAT